GCTCCGGTCAAGGGCACAGCAGTCACAGCACCGGCTACGGCGTCGCCTTCGGGCAGCACCAAGCCTGCGGTTGATCCGACTGCGTAACAAACATCTAGGCAGAACCGCCCCACGGACCCGAGACCGTGGGGCGGTTCTCTTTGTCACCCTCGACCGATAACGTGGAGCTATGTCGGACTGTGAATGGCCCATCGACACGGGCTGCCTGCCCACGGTCACAACCCCGGAGGAGCAGGACGCCCTCGACGCCGCCAGCGAGTTAGCCATCGACGTGCTGTGGGCCTTGTCGGGCCGTCAGTACGGCGTCTGCCCTGCCGTCGCACGGCCCTGCCCGTTGCCCTCGCTTGCCAGCGGTCGATTGTCCAACCCGTATGGCGGGGCTGGATTGTCGCTGGTGCGTAACGGCGGCGAGTGGGCCAACGAGTCCTGCGGCTGTGCTGGTCGCTGCAAGCTGTCCGGGCCACGAATGGTCCACCTCCCCGGTCCGGTGCAGTCCATCATTGAGGTCAACATTGCCGGGGAGATCATTGACCCGTCCGGGTACGAACTGGAGAAGAACGTCCTGTACCGGAACGGCTCGCCCTGGCCGTACCAGGATCTCTCTCGACCGCTGTGGGAGGAGGGAACGTGGTCGGTCAAGTACATGCGCGGCGTCCCTGTTCCCAAGGGGCTGGCACGGCTCACGGGTCTGCTGGTCACCGAGTTCTACAACGCCTGCACGGGTGGCAAGTGCCGCCTTCCCCGGTCGGTCACTGAGGTCAGTCGGCAGGGCGTGTCGCACAAGATGTATAACCCGAATGACATCTACTCCGCAGGCAAGACCGGAATCCCTGAGATCGACCTGTGGCTGTCGGCGGTCAATCCGCACGCCGTCATGTCGGCTCCCTCGGTGCTGTGATGGCAGACTGCACGGATCCCGCCAGCGAGATCGTCATGCAGGTCATGGCCGCGCTACGGGCGGCGTTCGATCCGACTAGCGACTGCCCTCCCCTCGGTGGCGGCAAGACCGCTACTGTCCGGTTCTTCGGTGGGGATGCCATTCCTATGGCGGCGTGGAACGCCCACGCTGACGGCGAGGGCTGCGATATGCCGTTCCTGTGGGTCCGGGTGATACGCCGCTACCGGACCAACAGCCTGCCGACTCCGGTCATCGACACCACCGCCTGCGGTCTGAGTCGGGTCATTGCCCTGGAACTCGGCGTCGGACGCTGCGCCACAGTGGAGGTCAACCCGACGTGGCAGGAGTACGCAACCGAGGCTGAGATCAGCCTGGACGATTCGTGGCGCATGGAGTCGGCGTTGTGCTACGCCGCCGCGCTCAATCGGAAGATCGGGTACAACTGCGCCACGGACGCCGTTGCGCCGTATGGACCCGAGGGCGGCGTGGTGGCATGGACCGGGACCATCTATGTCGAGTTCTGACGAGATCGTGGTGGTGACGATTGAGGGAAGCACGACTCCGTGCGTCATTCTGCCCACTGGAAGGCGTCAGACGGTTCGATTGACGCCAACCGTGCAGGGTCTCATCAACCGGGGTTTTGTCGTCCTGGTGGACCGTCAGACCATCAACGAGTCGCCCTTGGACAAGTTGCAGGCGACGTGAACCGGCCTGACGTTGGCGGGAGTGGTGACGCCGCCCCACACGGTAGCGATCTTGTGATCGAAGCAAATAGCCTCGGGGGAGTCATCCCACGGCAGCGGCTCCGAGCAGAGGTAGCAGTGGGAATGAGTCGGTCGCATGTTGCTCATCACCATCCCGTTGAGGAACTTGCGGCTTTCGTAGGCGCGTTGGCGGTGTGACCGGATGCAGAACTTCCGAGGGCGTCCTGACCCCGACACCTGGAACTCGGCACCGCACCATAGGCAGTTAGCTGTCATGTCTCGGTATTTTAGTGTGACGTAATGGCCGCGTCAATACGTCACTGACGAAATAGAGGTAGGGGTATTACATGGCTAAGGTCACTGCGGAGTTCGACCCCAACGGCGGCGAGTTGGGCCGTCAGGTCAACGACATCCTCCAGCGTCGGATGCGGCAGATCATTCGACTGGTGGCCGCAGATGCGCGAGTCAATGCTCCCGTCGATACCGGGCGGCTGGCGCAAGCCATCAAGGAGGATCCGATCACGTCGGATGGTCCCTTCCGCGTTACGGGCGGCGTCACCTCCCACGCGCCATACTCGGCGTTCGTCCATCAGGGAACCAAGCCGCACGTCATTCGACCCCGAAACGCCTCGGCCCTCAAGTTCCAGATGGGCGGCAAGACCGTGTTTGCCAAGTCGGTCAACCATCCGGGCACCCGGCCTCGTCCGTTCCTGACTAAAGCGGTGGAGCGAGTCCTCGGCTCCCTTGAGTGACATTCCCGCTATCGGTGCTATTGTGCTGACATGACCACCGCTAAGACCGTCAAGGTCGCCAAGCCTGCCGCCGACGCGGAGCCGAGCAACTTCCGCGATCTGGAGTTCAAGGGCGACAAACTCAGCGTGAGGATTCCGACGCAGCAGGCGTTGGCGGCGTTCTCACTCTCCACATCCAAGTATGTGGACAGCACCGTCCGTAACGATATGACGGGCATGTTCATCAACCGGCACCTGTCGCCTGAGTCCTACGAGCAGGTGTTTTCGCGCCTCATGGATCCTGACGACGAGGACTACACGGTGGAGTCAATCGGGGAACTGATGCGGTCAATCGTGGAACTGTCCTGACAGTCGCAGGTATTCGCACTTCGTTCGGCTAATCTGAGTCGGTGGTGGACGCGGGTAAAGTCACGGTCAAGGTCGAGCTTGACGCCAGCGACATCCCCTCATCGTTAACGCGCTCGGTCAACTCCCAGCTTAAACCTGCGTTGGCAAAGGTCGAACGCGACGTAACGCAGACCACCAAGAACATCCAGCAGTCCGTTGACAACGCGGGTAAGTCGCTGGGCGGCGTCGGATTTGCTGCGGTCAAGGGTCTCAAACCGGCAGTCCAGAGCGTCGATAACGACGTGGATCGGCTGGCGTCAAGCGTCCGAAACAAGATCGGCGGTCTCGGCAACATATTTTCGGGTCTCGCTGGGAAGTTTGGCGGTCCTGCCTCCGGTATTGCCAGTGCTGCGGGAGGTATCACTACCGGCCTCGCAAGTGTTGAGACTGCCGGATCAGCCGCCGCTGCCGGGATGCTGGCTGTGGGAGCCGCAGCAGCGGCGTCAGTGGCAGCAGTGGCCGCAATCGGCGCGGCTGCTGGTGTTGTCGGGAAGCAGTTCTACGATCTCGGCTCCGAGGCTGACGCCCTCCAAGACAAGCTCCTCATCAAGACTGGCGGCTCGCAGGCTGAGATCGACAAGCTCACCGCCTCAATCCAGAAGCTCGGCACCACCAACGTCCCAGCATCGTTTGACGCGATTGGCGACGTGGCAGTCGATGTCACCCGCAACCTCAAGCTGACCGGACCCGCGCTGGAGGAGGTCACCAGCCGGATTGCCAACCTGAACCGAATGACCGGCGAGGCGGTGAACGTCAAGGCGTTTGGGGATGCCGTCAAGAAGTTCAAGATCACCGACCAGGCCGGTGCCATCAACGAACTGAACGCGGTCAGTCAGGCGACCGGGCTGAGTTTCAACACGCTGACTGCCGCCCTCGACAGCGGCGGCGCGGCGTTGAAATCCGCAGGATTCGGTTTTGGCGAGTCAGCGGCGTTGCTGGGCCAACTCAACGCGGCGGGTATTGACGCGGCTGAGATCATGCCGGGAATCACCAAGCTCCTGCGGGAAGCTCCCAAGTACGGCAAGAGCGGCGAGACCGCGCTGTCCGACGCGGAGAACGACATTAAGGCGTTGTCGGACGCAGGGCGGGAGCTTGAGGCATAGGGTCTCGCCACCAAGTTGTTTGGACGTGGATCGCTGCCACTCTTTACGGCTATCAAGGAGGGCACCCTCGACCTCAACAACCTCAAGCTGACCGGACCCGTACAGGACGTTAACGAACTATCGGACAAGACGGCTGACTGGTCCGAGCGGTGGAAGATACTCACCAACACCATCAAGAAGGCGTTAGAGCCGTTCGGCGCGGCAGTCTTTGACAAGGTGAACGAGCAGCTAGGCAAGCTGGCCGACTGGATCACCACGCACCAGCCCGAGATTATCGGGTTCTTCACGGAACTGGCTCACGCCGCCGTAGACGCTGGCACGTTTGTCTACAAGGGCGCGGGGATGGTGGCCGACGCGCTTGCCGCAGTAATGATGCCGCTGGGCGACACGCTCGGTGGACTGATGAAGTTCCAGGCGTGGGTGGACGAACACATCCGGGGCGACAGTGCCGCCGCCGCCGAGAGCAACAAGATGGCCGAGAGCTTCTTCGGCATGGGCGAGGGGTTGTCGGCGTTTGGCGACGCCGCTCGCAACTTTGACGCGACGCCTATCCATGAGGGCATCGACAAGATTGGCAAGTCTGCGCTTGAGGGCGTCGATGCCACGGCTGGGCTGAACACTGAACTCGGCGCGTTGCCGGTCGATGGCGTCACGGTGCCGATCACGGCTGACACCACGGCTGCCACCGACGCCCTGGACAGCATGTTTGAGCAGTACAAGGAACTGACCGTCAGCGTCAACGGCGATCCGGGTACGGGGCTGGCAGCCGGAACGCTCCTTGGCGCAGGCGTGGAGCCGACTGGTGTTCGGGGCAGCGTTGCCGGTCTCAACCTGTCCACGGTCGGCGTGGCCGCGCAGAAGTTTGCCAACGACTGTATTGACGCCTCGGCGCGGATCGTCCTATCGGTGCAGGGGATCGGCAAGACCGAAGAACAACTCATGCAGGTCATCGCTCCCGGTGGCAGCATCAGTTCCCTCGCGGCGGGGCTGAACCAACTCAATCCCGAGGGTAAGTACGTCGCAATGGAAGGCTCGGGCGGCAGTCCCGAGGCGTTGTTCGGGGCGATCAAGGCGTCCATCGACAAGGGCATTGGGTCGGTCCTGAACGTCGCACCCGGCTCCACGCTGGCGGGTCACACGTTCGCGCCGGGTCACTTCATTGCGGTCACCGGATACGACAAGTCCACCGGACAGATCAACCTGTCGGACACCGCTGACGGCACCGTGTACTCGGTCTCTGCGGGTGACGCTTTCCAGGCCAGCCGTGGGCGCGGCATTGTTGCCGGTACAGGCGTCGGCAAGAATCGTCCCATAGCTCCGGGCGGCAGCCCCAACGATCCGCAAGCCGGTGCCGTGCTACCTCCTGCGCCGCCGCCTCCGGGGATGCCGCCACCTGTGGATCCAGGCGCGGCTCCGGTGCCGATCACTGTGGCACCGATTGAGGTGCCGGTGGTTCCGATCTACAGCGAACTTACCGACGACCCAGTTCTTAACGATCTACAGGCCAAGGCCGACGCCGCCGCTAACACGGAACGGGCAGCGTCGGCGTCCAAGGCGCGAACCGCTGCGGCTCAAGCCGTGGCCGACGCAGACGCCAAGGCAAAGGCGGCTCAGGCTGCCGTAGACGCCATCATTGCGGATAACTGGGCCAAGCCCGAGGACCGCACCAAGGCCGACGCCGCCCTTCTGGAGTCCACCAAGGCACTGACCGACGCGCAGACCGCCGAGGCCGAACTCATCACCAAGCAGGGCAACGACGCCCTCAACGATCAGATCGCGGCGCGGAAACTTGCCACCAAGACGCAAGATCCGATGGACTACACCAAGCTCCCGCTTGGTGACTCCCGGCGCATTGCGGCTCAGGCGTTCATGGGTGCTGGCGGCACCGCCGAGGAGTTTGCCGCGCTCATGGGCGGCAACGCAGCACCAGCCGTGGCAACAACGGCGTCCATCTTGCAGGCAGCAGGGCAGCCGCTAGGA